ACAAACTCAGCACCATCCCACTTTGGCACATATGCTGACGGTTGCTTTTTGATACCAGCTTCATTGGTTTTGATTGCCCATAGTAGTGAAGATGCACTGTTGTAGCTAGCATCTACATCTTGGTAGTTAGTCCAGCGGAATGCACCATCACCACCACTTCTGGTAGCACTATCGAATTCGATGCGTACATCCTCGAATAGATTGTACAGTGCAAATGGCACACCCTCTGCTTTGCAATTATTCGCTGTTGCGTTAGTGCGATCAGTCAGAATGCCATGCTCTGTCTCGTGTCTTATGACGACCTCGACAAACTTCTTAAGCTTGGCATCGTTATTCTTAGTTGATGAGTTGCATATCTGATCCAGCTTTGTACCAACCTTGATGTTATGCTTACCATCGAACGACCAGCATGCTGTTGGCACACTGTCGTCAATTGATATGTCGCAATCGTATCCAGTTGCTTTGACCATTCGTGTTAGCACACCACCCTTTTGTCTGCCTACGATATTCCGCTTGCAGGTGTTTATTGCTTTCTTAATTACGTGTATCATTGTATTACCTTTCTTTTGTTATGATTAAGCGAGTAGGGCGACCAACTCTTTTACTCCATTCTCTGAGTCAGTGACGATATCCCCTGTGTCCGAATCCCAGACAAGCAGACCATCTAACCCATTGTGACACATCCAATCGACAACTGAGTGTGCAACAGCATCCTTTGCATGGATGCATGCAGTCTCAAGGTGTCTAATGTCCAAGGGTGATAGCAGTTGACCATTGGCGTACAGCTTTCGACTCAACTCCATTGCCATCGCAAATCGACCAGCCAGATCAGACGCTTGAGCTATGCTATATTTATTAGCTACACTCTCTGATATGCTAGCGATCATGCTGGGATCAAATCGAACGTGCTTGAATAAGAACCGAGACCTAAATGCTTCGGGTGGTACAACATCACTTAGATTGGTTGCACATATGATATGCAGGTGATCCATGTCGGCGACCAGTGTCTCAAGCACGCCAGCATCATTGTGCTTGGTGGTCAGCTTGTAGCGTTTGACACCATCTGCATCCGCTTGGGGTGCTAGGAAATCAAGCATCTTCTCCATGACCTTGGGCGACAGGCGGAATACCTCGTCCAAGAAAAACAGCACACTCTCACCCTTGCTAGCTAATCTTACAGCGTTAGCTAACTTGCCATCGGATACGATGAAACCATTTCCGTCTTCTCTGGGCGTAGCACCACCCACTAGATCGTGCCACTCATCCATGTCATCTGAGCAACCATGTGTGATGCAGTGATCATAGGACTGACCCAGTAGTGATATGCTGTAGCTCTTACCATAGCTTGGTGGTGCAGATATGCACATCTTGGTTGGATTAGCGGAGCCAGCGGTGTAATATGGCTGGATCAGTTCCAGTATTGGATTTTTGCCGCTAGCTACAGCAGTTGCCAATGGCAACCTACCCGATTTGCCACCCTTCATTGCATCCGCAATCTTATCCAGCGTATCAGCCAAGGGTGATAGTGCATCCACCTTGGACTGTATTTGTCCTACCACTGGTAGCACATCTGTCTCAATGGCATCCTTGACCATGTCCCTCACCTTTCCCTCATCCATATCGGATGATCCACCCCCCAGTACATCCTGTAGTGCTTTGAGCTTCTCAGCATCCGTTAGTGCAGTTAGTGCAGTGGGTGCAGTGGGTGCAGTGGGTGCAGTGGGTGCAGTCTGGATCACATGCAGAATGTCATCTGCATCTCCACCCATGGTGGCTACCCATTGTTTTAGCTGTGCTTGTGGTGCGTCTGCTATTTGGCGACCAGTAATATTTAGCACGCTGTGTGCTTTGTTTAGTGTCAGCCATTGGCGTAGTTTTGCGTTGTTATTCATAGTTATTTTTCTCTTATCATTGGTATAATTGCTGATGGTCTCATCAGTGGTGCAGATAGCACCAGACGCACTCAGTGCGTTTCGACCTCTTGCCAGCTTCCAACACTGGCTCAGTACCAGAACCACATTGTGGTCAGCATTGTCATGGCGTACTACGCTCACTGCTAACTTAGTGGATCTTCTCTGTCGCATCGGCTACATTCGTGGGATGCTTTGCTTCTCAGCATGGTGCAGGTGGCAATTACCTGTTAACCGTGGTCAACGTGCTAGCTAGCCAAATCAGCGAATTTCTCCATGTCGAAATACTCAGCATTGGTCTAGCATGACAGCAGTGTGTCAACCAGTGGTAGGGTGCGGATGCACCCAGTGCAACCAGCCTCTCGGCTGTGCTACACTATTAAAGAACAAGCCACCACCGTACACTAGCTAGCTACATATGTCGACAACTATTTGCCAGAAATCACACTTAAATTAACAGTTATGAGCGACCGCATTCAAATCACTGATAGCCATGCACTTACACAGCATTTAGCCATTAGTAACGTAGCTAAGGTTAGATATGCGGGTCAATATGCTACCAATGTGCTACCATAAATGGATGCATGGATGGATGGATGGATGCCATGGCTATTCATTTCCCTAGTGCTACCAATATACTTACCTCATGAGTGGATCAGTGCTACCAGTGCAGTGCAGTGTAGCTAGGTGTAGCTAGGTGTAGCTAGCTACCATGTCCATAGTACTACACCAGTGGCATAGCTTGCCATCCTGTATGGATAACGTAGGATAGCTCAGCCAATGACAGCCTCGGGGGGAGGGGGTTCGCAGTTTTTCTTCTATTTATATTTATATATATATAAGACACCCCACAAAAAATTCACAATCCCATGGGAAAGGCACAGGATGCACTTGACACAAGTGCTAAAATAGTACACAAGGGAGTCATAATTTCCTTTATGTATATATATGAGAGTCTAATGGTATAGGTGTTGCAAAATTGCAAAGGGTTATTGCAAAATTGCAATAGGGTATTGCAAAATTGCAAATGGGTTTCAAAACTATGAATGATCAAGAAACAGAGAAAGACCAGCTAATGCAAAGCATTTCCAATGCTATTGTAGAGATTCAGCAGGAGAAGGAGGCGTCCAAGCTCAAGAGCCTAAGTAGGCACAACCCAGAGAAGGTGGCCAAGATCCTGTATTTGCATTCCTTGGGATGCTCTCAGACTAATATGATCCGCAGGCACTCCATGTCCAGAAGCACGGTTGTGCAGGTATTGGTGGATTACTCGGACTACACTGGTTCCTTTCGTGAGCTAGGTGGGCAGTTGGCAGCTAGGAGCTACATTAACTTGGAGTCCCTAGAGGAGGATATGATTGATTCCCTTCGGGTAAAGTTGGAGAACGGCTATGATCCAGAGTTCAGGGATCTAAAGGAAATCTCCATTGCCAAGGCAAACTCCCAGCGACAGGCTATGACAGCCAGAGGGGAGGCTTCTCAGGTAGTGGATGTGAATAACAATTACACCGTGGATGACTTCAAGGAGACCATGAGTGCCGCTAGGAAGAGAATTGAAGCAATCAAAGCAAAGGCCATCGATGCCCAAGTGCAGGAAGTGCAGGAAGTACAGGAGGAGCAAGGGGAATGAACGAAGAGGTACTGAACAAGATCAAGGAGATCCTAGGGGAACACTATCCCAATTATTGCATAATTGCCTTGGACGAAGAGGGTAAGGTACACTCGGATTACACTAGTGTTCAGGTGGGTAGGATGCTTTTAACTGAGGCCCAAAGGGACTTCACGAATGTAAATGAACTAGCTAACTGGGAATGGGAGGATATAGATGATGATTGAAAGTAATAAAATTAAAATAGTGCTAGAGCAGCACTCACAGATAAAGACCTTTGAGTTCGATTATGACCCCTCTACTCGGGAACTCGTGCAGGAAATGTACTTTCTTTGCTTGGCTGGTGGTCACGATAAGGACAATGTAGCCAGTGCTATGTTTGAACTAGGGAGTCAACTAACGGAGGATTACGACAATGGGTAAAGGAAGTAGAATGTACCACTCAGGGTGGGATAAGTACGGAGATATAATACAGATTTCTGGTGCTTGGGTAACTGCTCGCCTAGATGGGGACAAGGGGTCTGGATGCTGGGAGGTTGACGCACCATATATTAAAATACTAATGACGGAGGTAAAAGATGGGTAAAGGATCCGCACCCCGCAAGGGACACAACGCTGAGAAACAGCGTGAGAACTACGACGAGATTGACTGGAGTAAGAAGCCAGCCAAAACCAGTAAGCCCAATGTTCCCAAGCAGAAATGATACAGATTATATTAGAAACCCCCTACCTAGCAACATACATACTCTTTATTTGTTCCCTGTATGTTATCCTGATCTGCTCATCCTGTAGTTAACCATGGAATTAGTATTTACACCGCACCCCCTCTTAGAGGCTCCTACAGACGAGGAGATCCTTCTCTTGGGGCAAAGTGACCCCAGTGCCCTAGAAGAGCTTCACAGGGTGCGTGAGGGCCTTATACGGGCATCTCAGGAGGATCCCCTTCGTAAGGGTTTCGACTTGGCTGGCTGGGCTAGGATTCGGGAGGGTGTTCAGGGATATAACGAGGTGCTGGCACTCGGAGGAAATCGCAGTGGTAAAACCACGGGGTGTGCCAAGCTAGTTATGGAGGCCGTCACTAGCAATATGGACGGACACGTAGTGTGCTTCTCCCAGAACGCAGACACCTCCGTTAAGGTACAGCAAGCGGCAATATGGGAAATGATGCCCAAGGAGTTCAGAAAGAAGACAAAGAGCATTGAGGGCTACATTAACTTCTCTATGCAAAATGGATTCACTGGATCCTCCTTTATCTTCCCAGACACTAGAACCCGTGTGGACTTCAAGACATACACGCAGTTCAGCAACAACCAGACCATCCTAGAGGGCTTTCAATTTGGTTTTAAGGGTAACCCCCCTCTAAACATAGGATCGTGGCTTGACGAGTACCTAGGGGACGCTGCACTCGTTAATACCCTACGCTTCCGTTTGGCTACACTGAACTCCAAGATGCTCTTGGGTTTTACCCCCATTGACGGATTCACACCCTTTATCTCTGATTATTTAAAAAATAGCAGAACCCTAGCTACGAGACCCGCAGAACTCCTCGACGACGAAGAAGTTCCCGTCATTCAATACTCCCCCCAAAGGGACGCAAGCGTCGTGTACCTCCATTCCGATGAAAACCCCTTCGGTGGATATGATCGTATTAAGAAAGACCTACTGGGGCGACCAGATGAAGAGATCCGTGTGCGTGCCTATGGGATACCCGTTAAGAGTATTACTTCTCTCCTACCCCTGTTTTCCACTGAGGTTCAGGTTCTAGGAGAGGAGGAAAACTGCAATGGCATGATCTTCCCAGACGTAACGACCGAGGAGTACACACACTACCAAGTAGTGGATCCCGCAGGAGCAAGAAACTTCTCAGCAATCTGGGCAGCAGTAAATTCCCATGGGGAAGTGTATATTACTAGGGAGTGGCCAGATCGAGCTAGCTACGGAGAGTGGGCAATATTCGGGGAGAAGTGGAAGTATGGCCCAGCGGCCAAGAAGATAGGGTACGACGTACAAGGATATTGTGCCCTATTTGATGAAATAGAGGAGGAAATGGGTATAGAGGTGTTTGAACGCATCGGGGACTCCAGATACTTTGCTAGGGAGAACGAGAACAACTTGGACTTGTTTTCTTCCTTTGCTGAGTACGACTTCCACTTCGTTCCCTCGGATGGCAGACACGAGGCAATTGGCATACAAGCACTGGATGAGTGGTTTAGCTACAACCCTAACTACGAGTTAGATGCAGCCAATAGACCCAAGTGCTTTATACACGAGTCCTGCGAGAATCTAATAGATAGCCTAATTAACTACAACTCACAGGGTAAATCAGACGAAGCCCTAAAGGACTTCTTTGACCTAATTCGATATTTGCGAATGGCAAATGCTGGAGATGGGCCAATTCACTACACGGACAATGACTTTCAGCAAGTCAGAACAACAGGAGGATATTAATGAAACAAAGCGAGCTAGCAAAAAAATATGGAATTACACCCCAAAAAGTGGGTCAGATGCGTAAAAAATATTGTATTAAAGCGGATTTCTGCGAAAAAACAAATACTTTAAAACCCAGTGGCGTTTTAAAAATAGAAAAGCACCTAAAGAAAGAAGACGACGATATCCTTGAACCCAAGTTTGTTAGAGTGCAGGCAATCTCAGAAACACCCAATAGATTATTTTGGTACTGCAAATTACTTGAGAAGCCCGTACGCAAAGTAAAGGTAGCCATCCCCTCTACTCACGTATCATCAATTCGCCCCCAACTTATATTCAAAGCACAGGAGATTGAAAAATCCAATGAAAAGTTTTATAGACATGAAATCATCTACAAGCGAGAGTTCCTCCGAGAGCAAAGAATTAAAAAGGTTCGCTAGTCGGCACTCCGATGCATTTGCGGACTGGGAGATTCTCTATAGGATTGAGAACGACATATGGGACGAAATCCCCTTGGACTCATTCTTGGACTTAATTGCCAGAGATGCACAGTGGTACACTACCTTTTTAAATAACATAAAAGTTAGATTAACTAAATAATAGACTTGTGATATAATTCACCATCCATGGAAGACAAAGAGCTAGAAGCCTACTACGTTACCTCTAAGCCAGACATTAACGAACTCAAGCGTGATTACGACAGCGATGTCGTTGAACTCACTGCGTACGTGTCCCAGTGCCAAGATAGTTACAGCAACCGCAACGCAGAGTGGCTAGGTAAGAATAGCCAGCTAACTAAAAGCGGGGACGATGCCTTCCCTTGGGACGGAGCTTCGGATACCGAAGTGCGTCTAATCGAGCAATGTATCTCGACCTATGTGGGGCTAATGATGAATGCCTTGGGTAAGAGTAACATCCGTGCGTATCCAACGGAATCCTCGGATATCAAGAAGGCTGGAGTTATTTCCTCCTTCCTTAAATACATGCAGAAGTCCTACATCCGTGACTTCCGCTCGGAGTGCGAGACAGCCGCCAATAATTTACTAGAAAAGGGCATCGCTATTACGTACGTAGACTGGGAGATGAAGTCTAGATCCCACGACGAAGAGTTTAACTTGGATTTAATCCAGCAAGCAGCACCAGAGCTGTATGACTTACTAGCGGACGAAAGCCGTGACGATGAGACAATCGCCATGATGACGGATATGTTTGATTACATTGATGTTCCCAAGGCAAAGAAGGCACTGAATGAACTCCGNGATTTTGGAGTAGCTAAGATCCCAGTGGCCAAGAAGGATGTATCACGACCCTTCGTGGAGACAAAGTTCTCTGATATTGATATTGTTATTCCAGCGTATGTCACTGATATACAGCGTTCACCCCGTGTTCACATGCGTGCGTTCCTAACTCCCCAAGAGATTGAGAACTGCGTAGAAACAAAGGGCTGGGATAAGGAAGTAGCGGAGGAGTTAATCGAACACTATCGTGGATTCGACTACTCTGGAATGAACCAGACTACGTATAGCTCACTGCGTTCCTCTCAGGCACGAGGGGGTTCTACGTATGGCATGAACGGAATGGTGGACTCCAAGGATCTAATCGAGGTTGTCTACACGTATCGCCGCCTAATTGACGAGAAGAGTAACTCAGAGGGGATCTACCTCACTGTATGGAACCCACGCTTAACTACGGGGTATCTCAGCAACGAGCTAATGTCTGGATACGACGAGTATCCCTTTGTGCTAACTCGCTTGAGCAATGCTGGTAAACGGATTTATGACGTAAATACATTTGGTGATTTGCTACGTGGCCCCCAGAAGCAGATGAAGACACTGCGTGATGGCTGGAGTGACCAGATGGCACTCGCTGTTGCCCCACCACTTCTTCACCCCGTGGGTCGCCCACCTGTACAAATGGGTGCTGGTGCTTGGATCGGTGTTCGTGCAAACGAGAAGTTTGAGTACATGAATGTACCAAATACTTCGGGTGATGCTAGCCAGCTAGAGAAGTACGTACAGCAGGAGGCAATGGATCTAGTTGGACTAAACGAAGGTAGCCAGCTAAGTATGCAACGCCAGCAGTTCTTTATCGATAAGTTCCTTACTCACTGCTCCAATGTGCTTAAATTAGCATACAAATCATTCTTGGTATTTGGTCCAGACGAAAAATTCTTCCGAGTCACTGGATACCCAGATGAGCTAGTTATCTACAAGTCCCCAGAGGACGAGACAATCGATGTATGTATTTCATTCGATGTACAAAACCAAGACCCAGAGATGATGAAGGCAAAGATCTCCAGCATCCTAGAGCTAGCTAGAAGCTCCCCTAGCAATACATTCAACCTATCTGCCGCAGAGCAACTCGCTGCGAATGCCATTGACCCCAGCATCGCTGATGTTATTATTCAACCCGAAGGTCAAGGACAAGAGGAAATGGTTAAGGATGTCACAGATGATCTCACGAAGATCTTCGCTGGTATCCCAGTGGGTGCTAGACCCAATGGTGGTCAGATTGCTATGCAAGTTATTCAGGAATATACTTCACAGCAGTCCATTGCGGCTCGTATGCAACAGGATCCAGAGTTCGGTACTAATATTCAAAACTACGCAGCTCAGTACCAACAGCAAGCAGTCCAGCAGCAAAATGCTGAGATTGGTCGATTGGGGACAGCTCCAGCCCAAATGGGTTCCGTTAGCACTCAAAATATAGAAGAATCCTAATGTCCATCAAGCAAACTGATAATCTAGGGGATGCCATTGCGTTCCTGTCTAAGTACGAGCAATACGAGTATATCCTTAAATTCATAAAGGAGTGCAGGGAGACTAAATTCCAACTCTTAGAAAAGAGTTTGGATGCCAGTGAACGTGCTGATGCTAAAATACTCGGTGGTATGATAGAGGATGACTACTTACTGAAAGTCCTTTCACCCCAAGAATAACTGTAAAATACAAGTTAAAAATCCCCATGTCTAAATTAAAATTACTATTGGGAGCAGCAAAGCTCGCAAAGAAATCCTACGGCAAGATCAAGAAAGCCAAAAGCTTCTCCAAGAGTGGAGTTGAGTCCGCTTTCCAGAAGGCCAAGGTTACTCCTACAAACCTAGGAAAAATTACTAAGTCCAAGGCAACCAAGGCAACCAAGGGAGTTGAATCCGCTGGTGTTGTTAAGAATGTAGCCAAGGCAAAAGCCAAGGGGAATGCGATCCTAGCTGGAACTGCGGCAGTTGTTGGTGCGAGTGTTGCGTACAATAAGAATAAGTCCAAGAAAGCCAGTGCCCAAAAGCCCGCTACTAAGAAGAGCAAAGCTCCAGTAGCCCCAGTACCAGAAGCCAAGAAGAAATCAGTAAAGATTGCACCCTACGAGCCAAAGGCACTAGTAGCAAAGTCCAAGCCACGGGCTCAAAGCTTTAAACCCACTGCTAAGAAAACACCAGCAGTTACGGGAAAAACTAAAACCAAGAAGGCAAAGACAGTTCGCCGCCGTGCAGGTGTAGCTAGCTCAAGTCGCAGCCGTCGATAAACACAGAGGAAAAACATTATGGCAAAAGCAAAACTCGTAAAGGCACTTGTAAAAGGTGCAGCTAAAGCAGTCAAGAAAGCAGTCAAGAAGAAGACTCCAGCTAAGAAGGCAGTTAAGAAGACAGCTCCAGCTAAGAAGGCGGTTAAGAAGACTGCAGCCAAGAAGGCAGTTAAGAAGACAGCTCCAAAGGGTCCAAAGCAGGGACCCAAAACAGCAGCGGAGTCCGTAAAAGGTCGCCCACTACAGGGACCATCAAACTACAAGGGCAATTTCTTCAAGCCCACTCAAGGACCTAAAACAGCAGCGGAGTCCGTAAAGGGCAAGCCAGTTCAGGGGCCAAGTGGAGTAGAAGCATTCAAGGCTGGTGCAAAGGCTGGTGCAAAGGCTGGTAAAAAAGCTGGTGCAAGTGCAGCTCGAAAGAAAGTAAAGAAAGCCCTCGGCAAGGTAAATAAGAGGGGCAAGAAAGTTAAAAAAGCAATTAAGGCCACTAAGAAAAAAGTAGTAAAGGCAGTTAAGAGTCGTACAGCAACGGCCCTTGGATCTAGCTACGTCGGGGCAAAACTAGCTGGTGGCGGAAACAACTCCAGTAACTCCAGTAACTCTAGTAACTCCAGTAACCCTAGTCGTCAAAAGGTAAAGGGAAGCTACTTTACTGAAGCTGAACTAGATGCCGCACGCAAGCGGTTAGCTGCACGTAAAAAATAAATAGCACCGTGCTATAATACTTTTATCGCCGCACTGCGGGCGTAAAAATGCAGATAGTATTATGGATCAAACCGCAAATGAGGGTAACGATACAGCCCTAACAGAAGAAGTATCGACAGTCGAACAAGCCAAACCGCAAACGCTGGAAGAAATTCGGAAAGCACGAGTGGAAAAGCTAAGTCCAACACCAGAAGTGGTAGAGGAATCAGAAGAAGCTCAAGAAGTTGAAGAGGAGTCCGTTGATGAAATTCAAACGGAAGCCGAAGAAACTACTGAAGCCGAAGTTGAGGAAACTACTGAAGAGGTCGAGGAAGGCGAAGGCGTTCTTTCACAGATTGATTGGGATGAGTTGGATGATGACTCTCGCTCGCAAATCGCTATACAGGCCATGGAAGTGCTACCACCAGAAAAACTCGGTGAGCTAGCAAAGAAAATGGGTAGTGGTAGTGGTAAACGAATTGGAGAATTAACCTCTCAGATCAAGGAACTCAAAAGCGAGTTAGAAAGTAAAAATGCTGCTCTATCGAGTAGCTTGGATACTGTCATTGCTCCATCTAATGCATTAGCTTCGGTCACTACAGAAGACGAACTAGAAAGCATCGAGACGGAAACAAAGAACAATATCCGTTTTTACCAAAACTGGTTAGCTGGAGACGAGGATACATTTGAACACCAAGGGAGTGAATACACTCGCTCGGACATTGTTCAGTATATCTCTAGTCTACAGGATAGATATGATGACCTGCCAAAGCAGCGTAAGTATCTTAAACGACTAGAAAACGCTAATAATGAAGCCAAGGAGCTAAACTCCAAAGCTCAAGAAGAGTTCCCTTGGTTGGGAGATGATGAATCAGACACAAATGTAGAATACAAGAAGATGATTGGTTCTGAGGACATGGCTGTTCTTACTAAGGTTGCACCAGCATTGGCCGCTAAACTGAAATATCAGTTGGCTCACGCTGCGACAAACATGGTAAAACCCAAGGTTACTCGCAAGAAGAAGATCATCATTCCCCGTAAACTACCCAAAAATGCAGTAAGTGGCAGCACAGCTAGCAACTCACGGCAGACAGTGGAATCCAATCAGGTAAAGAAATTGAAAGAAGCGGCTGGCAAAGGAAATTTAATTGCGGCAAGACAACTCAGACAACTTCAAATTAACTCTCGTTACAAATAATAAACTAATATAATATCATGGCATTTGATGCATCATATAACTCTACTCCTCCGACTGGTTCGGGTGTGGGTAATCGTGAACAATTGTTGGACCTAACAACTGTTCTTGCTCCTCGTCAAGCTCCCGTTTACGGATTGCTTCCAAAACAAGCGGCTACTGCTGACCTTGTTGAATGGACTGTTGACAACCTCCGTGCCCCAGACGCAGACAACGCTGTTGTTGAGGGTGCTGACGTTGGTACTACTGGTGGCGATGACCTCAAAGCTCAGTTCGGTAGCCTTAGCCGCCTGAACAATCGCCTTCAACACTTCCGTGATACATTCAATGTATCCAAGAAGCAAGAAATCTTCGATTCTGTTACTCCAGTTCGTATCCAAGAAGCCGAAGAAAAAGCTGCTTCTCAAGTCCTTCGTGACATCGAGAAAGCTATCTGCTCGGACAATGGTGCTGTATCTGGTGCTGCTGGCACTGCTGGTAAACTCCGTGGTCTTGGTGCTTGGATTAGCTCCACTGCTACTTCTGATGACGTTGCCGCAGTTCCCTCGGACTTCTTGACTCCTGCATCTGCTATCCTTGCGGATGGTGCTGAGGAGCTTACTGAAGCTCGCTTCAACGGAATGCTTACTGGCATCTTTGAAGAAACTGGTGAAACCCAAGACATGGTTCTCGTTGCTGGTACTCAAGTACGCAACTCCATTATCGATGGCTTCACTCGTGTTCAAACTAGTGGTTCAGCTACTCACATCCACGGCAACAGCACTACCTTCAACCAAGGCGATGGCACAGATATCAACTACAATGTTGAAATCTTCCAAGGCCCCTACGGTATCGTAAAGATCATCTCTGCGAATCCTAAGTGCTTGCCAGATCAGAAGCGTGCATATCTCCTTGATCCTTCCCTATTGGGTTGGTCAGAAGGAATGAGCATGGGTTCTACAATGCTAGAAGACCAAGGTGGCGGCCCTCGTGGTTACATCGACGCAATGGGTACTCTCTGCGTTAAGGGACCAAACGGTCTCGGTAAGATCACTGACTTCGCAGTCTAGTGGTTTGACAATTCTGGGGGATGAGGGTCTTATTCCTTCATCCCCCTTATGTCAATTAACAATAACTAAATTATGGCCTATACAGATAACGATTCACCAACAGAAGTCTTTGGAACTGGTTACTCAAGCGACGGATCATCCATTTCATTAACAATTGGATCCTCTAGTTTATTGCCAGAGATCTCTTCAGCGGAAGCAAATGCTACTACTGGAGATTACCGAAAAGTTCTATACGGTTTGATTGAGGGTGTGTTTCAAAAATATACAGACATCCCTTCATCTGATCTTCCGACCAAGATGGAATTAAAGCGAGGCACGAGTGAGAATTTGGCTGGAGAACTAACACGAACATACACACTGAAGTTCGTCTTGGATTCCACTGGATTTGAAGTTACTGCTGAATAAAATCAATGGGGATGGGTCACTTGGCCCTCCCCCTTTTTTAAATTATGTCAAACTTACCAACAGAGGACGAACTCTTTGAGAATCAATTCCGTGTGCTTAATAAGCAGATGGAAGCCACCTTCAATCCAAAGATGGAAGAGAAGCGGATTCAGGGGGCTAGGAAGTCAGCATCCTTTTATAAGGGTAAAGAGCATCCAATTCTGGGTAAACATATTGGTAGTATTCCAATGAACGAATATTACGCAATGAATAAGAAGTACGGAGTGGGCTTTTCTAACGATGACGAGTTCATGAAGTATCTAAACAACAAAGTCCTCATGCCAAATGGTATGGCGGCAAATAAATTTTAATGTCCCTAAAGAACGATACATTCGCTGACCTAAAGAATTTAACATTCGCACTGATTGGTCGTGAATATGCGGACACAACTGCATCCTTTGGTAGACTCAAGTCCCTGTGGAATTACGCAGCTAAGAAAGCCTATCGTCAAACGGATTACTGGGAGCGGTTCTTCGTCATTGGCGAAGAGCGAATCGTAACCCAAAAGAACAAGGTATCTAGGGATGAGGTTGGTAAGGACTCCATCGACACATACCTACGAATTTACAAGAACGATCCAGAAAAACGCAGGGGCGGAGAATACCGATTCGTGGTTAACGCTTCGGGTGCAACACTCACTAGCAATGCTAGCAATGTAAGCACTGAACTCTACGAGGGCCCCGATGGTGATGCTTTCTACTTACAGCCAGATAGCACCGAGGAGGAGACCACTGTATTTGTTACTTACAAGAAAGCATTTGAACCAAACTACGGGGAAGCTGGTGATACCGAGGAGATTCCTGCGGAGTTAATGCCCTATATGGCTCACCTAGCCGCATACACTTGGCAACGCAGTGTTGAGCAAAACTCAGATGAAGCCAACTTTGGATTATCCCTTGCACTTGTTAACTCCATCCTAGAAGACGAGCTAGCTAAGTTGCAATCCCAAGGATTATCAAATTCATACATATCTAAAAACGTCCGAACAAATTACAACCAACTAACTATATAATATAATGTCAACACCCGCATACACAGAACAAAGCCTAGGTAAACGAGGCAGTGAAGTAATTACATCATCGGCAACTGGTAACTTTGCTATTATTGTAGCTGGTCCCGCTGGAGCTACAGTGAGTGCAATCACTTGCTCAAACAAAGTGAACGCCACTGCACTGCAAACGGTACTTCCTGCTGGCTACACTAGCTATGGTAACTTTACTGCCATTACAGTTACTGCTGGATCCATCGAAGCCTACAACGCCTAATCCAGTGCAAGCCACACTAACAATCGGTCTGAACACTAGCAATACTACCGTTGTTGTGTCCCAAGATGTAACACCCCCAGCCCCCTAAATAATGCCCAGTAACTACAAAGTTTCTTCCGACATAGATACCATCCTAAAGAAGTCAACAAAGGGGGAAGTAGCTACATTTTTAGGCGTAGATGCCAATACGAGTGGTGTTGCAACTAATGCGAGCAACATTGCTACCAACACGGCAGACATTGCTACGAATACGGCGGACATAGCTACTAATGCTACAGACATAGCTACTAATGCTACAGACATTGCTACAAACACGACAGGCATTGCTACAAACACGGCAAACATTGCTACGAATACAGCGGACATAGCTACTAATGCGAGCAACATTGCTACAAACACGGCAAGCATTGCTACGAATACAGCGAACATTGCTACCAATACAGCGAACATTGCTACCAATACAGCAAACATTGCTACCAATACGAGTGGTGTTGCAACTAATGCGAGCAACATAGCTACCAATACGAGTGATATTGCAACTAATGCTATTAACATAACAAATAACGTTCTCAATATAGCTGCAAAAGCACCAATTGTTGATCCAACTTTTATTGGTGATCTTACAGTAGGACAGATCGAGATTGGCTCAAGCTCAAGCTCTACTGTAGTTGATCTTCTAGATGCATCCAATTCCTCTGAAGCTCGTGATGCTATCGGAGCAATCAACTACCCTTATACCACGGACTTTCAGTCTGGCGTAGAGCAGACACGAGACCTGACGAGTATTACCAATTCGGATGGTTATTTTTTTAACAGTAATCTCACTTCTGTTTACGTTGGTAGTAATGTGACTTCGATTGGGAGTAGTGCCTTTTCATACAGCGCTCTTACCCGTGTAACTCTTTCTGATAGCGTGACTTCGATTGGGAATTATGTTTTTAGTTCTTGCAGCAGCCTTACCAGCATAACCATTCCTGATAGCGTGACTTCGATTGGGAATTTTACTTTTGCTTTTTGCACAAGCCTTACCAGCATAACCATTCCTGATAGCGTGACTTCGATTGGGAATTCTACTTTTGATTCTTGCAGCAGCCTTACCAGCATAACCATTCCTGATAGCGTGACTTCGATTGGGAGTTATTCATTTTATTTCTGCAATAACCTTGCTACAATTAACTGTCTAGCTACAACAGCACCCACCTTGGGTTCAAATGTGTTTAGTGGTGTGTTGGCAACAGACATTCACGTTCCAGTAGGAGCAACAGGATACGGAACTACATATGGAGGTTTGACAGTCGTCGCAGATTTATAGTTGACTTTTAAAGGCCTAGATATATCATATAAATATGAGTAAACAACTACACTTCGTATCTGGTCTTCCACGAGCTTGCTCAACGCTGCTCTGTAATCTACTTGCACAGAACCCAAGGGTTCACGCTACGCCTACTAGTGCCTTGCACGAAATAGGCTACATTGCTCGACAGGTCTTTCAGACCGAAGAAGCTAAAGCGGTGGATATGAAGAATGTCCTTGAGCCTATGTATCTGGACTACGTCAAGGCTGGTTGCGAAAATGCTTTTAACAGTATTACCGACCGCCCAGTAGTCGTAGACAAATGTCGCTCTTGGATTGGTCACCTAGACCAACTCTTTAAGGTATGGGAGAACGCTAAGGTTCTTGTCCCTGTCAGAGACATACGAGGCATCTTGTCTAGTATGGAGAAGAAACGCAGACAGCATCCAGAAGTATTCAACGGAATCGAGAAACAGAATCCGCAGAACTGGACGACGATTGATAAACGTGTAAACGGCTGGCTACAAAGCCCTCCCATTGGAATTGCTATCGAACGCTTGCACGAAGCCAAGGAACGCTTCGGTGATAAGCTTATGTTCGTTCACGCTGAGGACTTAACAGAGAATCCACAGGACACAATGAACAGTGTCTGGGAGTATCTGGAAGAAGACCCGTTCATCCACAACACTTCTAACGTAGAGCAATACACCCAAGAATATGATGTTGGTTTTCCATATGGAGACCACGTCATCCGCCAAGAAGTAAAACCTCTAAAAAAAGATTGGCACGAAACACTTGGTCGCCAACTCTCAGAACAACTTAATCAAAAATTTAATTGGATAAACGAATTATGAAAAACGCCTTAATTAACCCAGAAGGACGAGTCCTTCGCACGTCGGAAGTGGAGTTTAAATTCACTACCGAAGGTAAAGAAGTCGTAGAACTTACCGACGAGCAAGCCGCACAAGTTGATGCTTCTGATGGAGAATTGTTCTTTGTTGCTGGGAGTCTTATGACTTTCAAAGCAAAGCGTTGGGCTGAAAACCCAGAATCTGTAAAAGCATCTCTACGTCCAGAGCGTGACCGTCTGCTCACTGCATCCGACTGGACACAGTTAATTGATTCGCCGCTTGATGAAGACACTCGTCCTGTTTGGGCTGCCTATCGCCAAAACTTGCGTGATCTTACAGACAACATCGACGAGAACGGCGAAGTAACTTTCCCAACTGCTCCATAAAATGACAGAAGACATTATATACAAATCTACAATCGGGACAGGGGGCTTTATCGCTACTATCGAACTCGGTCAGGTTAATTCAATTCTAGGGCTATTCGTAGGTCTCGCTACTCTAGTCTATATGGCGGCTTCGGCAGTCAAAGTAATCAAGGAACTCAAGGATAAATAATATGACACCAGAACTACTAGCAATGTTAGGCGGGGGCGTAAGCGGATTTATCATGAAGATGATCGCAGCTCAATCAGAGAATCAAGCTCGACTATTTGAGCGTATGATTCAGAAGCAGGTAGTGGCTGATGACTCAGCGGATCGTGCGGCTGCACGTGGTGGTGTATATATGCGTCGTGCTATTACGGCAGCAGTTATCTTTGCCATTGTGATAGCCCCATTTATCTTTGCATTCACTAGCATAGGTGTCAGCATTCAATCGGAATCCAAGGGCTTCCTAGGGCTATTCAAGAGCCTAGAATGGTCCACTGTGCAGGGTTTCGTGGTACTACCAGAGATCCGTCAAACAGCCTTAGCCATTGTGGGTTTTTACTTTGGTTCATCCCAAGTTAAATAATAATGCCCAAGGGCAAGCTCCGCAGAGTTCAAAGTATACGGAGGAAGAAATAGATGAGAAAAGTTCACAAAAGTAAAAAGGGTGGGTTGACTGCCGCTGGTAGAGCCCACTTCAAGCGAAAGACTGGAGCTAATCTAAAAGCACCAGTAACTGAGTCCAAGCCCACAGGCAAAAAGAAGGCCAGAAAGAAATCATTCTGTGCTAGAATGTCTGGTGTAAAGGGTCCCATGAAGGATTCCAAGGGTAGACCAACTCGCAAGGCACTCGCATTGAGCAGGTGGAAATGTCAAAAATAAATAAGCAATGAGCCTAGGTAATTCAAGCATACATCAACGGGGTGAAATCCCAGAAATCACAAAGTTACCCAATGGACGCATTCGGGTAGTTCGTCGTTTCTATAAGTTCACACGGGAGGATGTTGATAATGTAAACTTGGGTTCCCTCATGGGAGACTTCGGTGACTTGGACACCACTGACGAGCAAATAACAAATCAGGGCTACACTAACTGTAGATTGATTTCCTCAGAGGTTGACACCCGTGTTAACTCCGTTTCAAACGACGAGAATCCGCTACTCGTACAGACATACGAAACTCTTACAAGCACCTTTGTTGAGACCACGGATCCCACTGTTGAAATCAGCGAGAGTGGACTAAAGAAGATTACTAAAGTCTTTCGTGCGATATCTGGAACTACCAGCTCCAATGTAGTTGGAACAAGCACCCTAGCTACGGGTGAGATCCTAGCTAGCTCGCAGATAGAGGACAGCACTGCGTTCGCCGAATTAACTGAGATATACTTTGAGGCTGGAATAAGAAAGGTTAGCGTAGATAGGGATTCGGATAGTCAACTTGTTTCGGTTGAATGCATTGGGCTAACCGAGTCCGACGTATCAACGGAACTACAGAGTCTAATTGGCGACCATGAACTTACTTCGGAGACAACTCAGGATGTAGATGGTTTTGAGACAAAGGTTTTTACATATAAAATAAAGGACCTAACCACACTGGAAACAACCAGTGATGATTTAAATTTAATTAGAAAGATTGAGCTATCAGAGACAGTCTTTGCCTCTGGTGTTATTAACAGTACTCAGCTTACCTTTGACGGGGATGTTTATACTCTAAGGAAGGAAGAGATAAACAATGTTGGGATAATTAAGAAGAGATCAAGAATCTTTGCATTGTATGATTCCGTATCATTTCCATCAAATACTTTATTTGAGATTGATAGGACTTACGGGATAGCACTCCCAGTAGCTAGGCAAATAATCCCCGCTGCAACGGCAACTGGAAGCATAGGAGCCACTGAGGCACTTCAGGTTGAACCCGTGGACTCCTTTAGATCCCTTAGCTACAAGATACTGAAATCAGATGCAGACCAGATACCAACTCAAGTGTGGTATGAAAAAAGAAATGTATCGGTATTTCCCAGCGAACTAAGCAGTGTTAGCATTGTTGGAACTCAGAATCCAACTGTAGTTGTAAATTACAAAGAGCCACCCCAAGTGGGCCTAGTCACTAAGATAACTAGAAAGTTTCATTGGGGAGTTCCAGCCAACTCAGGGGTTGTTATAGGAAACAACTATCGCCCACAGCCCTTCTCTGGAGCTATTGAGGTAGAAGTCCTAAGGGAGAGTTCTAGTCAGGGAACTAGCAACTCTGAGAGTTCTAATCAGGGAACTAGTAGCAATACATCGGAATCCACTAGTAACTCGCAGGGAACTTCCTCAAACACATCTACCTCGCAGACGGACTCCAGCAGCACCTCGACATCCAGTGGTGCGTCAAGCGGCACATCTAGCGTCACATCCTCTGGTGAATCCAATGTGTCCTCCAGTGGGACATCCTCTGGAGCCTCCTCTACTACGACGGACTCCGCATCCCAAGGAACGAATACCACCAGCAACACGGGTTCATCGACATCCAGTGGTCAATCGACATCGAATTCCACTGGGGACTCAAGCAATACTGGTAATAGTTCCGTTACCTCCAGCGGAACAAATAACTCAACTTCAACCAGCTCCTCCAGTAACACTGGTACGTCATCTGGAACTAATAACGTAACATCCTCCAACAGTGGATCATCAACTTCTAGTGGGAGTTCAAACACAACATCCAATTCAACTAGCTCTAGTACATCTACTTCCTCTGGTACTAGCACTAGCTCTAGTACTGGCACTAGCACCAGAACGGTTAACTCAACGATGACCACGGATGTGACCTCGACTGGAACCGATGAAATAACTTCGGGTTCCAGCGATAGGCAGACTCAGTCAAAAATTGATTCCGTCCCCAATGCGGCAACCCCAATTAGATACACTGAGGTGTCTGGAATAGTATCGGACACTGCCTTCAGTAAGACATCGAATAACACCAATCAGACCGACGGAAATAGCAGTACTGACTCAACTCAGACTGGAAGCGGTGATAGCAGCAGCACTAGAAATTCAAGTGGAACCAACAATTCCACTGGCAATAATACCTTTAACTCCTCTGGAAACAGCACTAGCAACAATACTAGTAACTCTACCTCCAACGGGAGCAGCACTAGCAACAATACTGCTAACGTAACTTCCTCTGGAACCACGGGGGGCACAAGCACTTCAACATCGACCTCCTCGGGAACTTCAAGTAACACATCGTCATCAACATCGACCTCCTCTGGTAATTTTACGTCGAACAACACTGGTACGTCATCTGGAACTTCGACTGGAACTTCTACATCTACCTCCACTGGGTCCTCTGATAGCACGAATGCTAGCACCTCAACTAGTAGCTCAGATAATTCCAGCACCTCAACCAGCACTAGCAACAATTCTGGAACATCTTCTAGCTCAACATCCTCAACATCCAGCGGGACATCTAACAATACAAGTGTCTCCAGTGGAGTTTCCATAGGAACATCGGATGGAACTTCGGTAAATGAAACGCTATCGGAATCAACTAGCTCGACCCTGTCGAAAACTGTAATATCCGTTAACCTACGACCTTGCCTTCGGACTGCAACCAGTGTTACTTTTGATGGTAAGACAATAAGCATACCAGCTACTGTCCCCACAAGCATCCCAAGGGATACTTTTATCGAGATAGAAAGATCCTCGTCTCACTGGAAGTATAATATCTGGGTGGAACAAATTGTTGAAGTTAAATTGCCAGCATAAAGTAGGATTAAATATATGAGTGTGAAACCCATACAGGACGATATTCAGGTAAAAGAAGTTGGCGAGCAGCCCAAGGTAGACAAGAGTCAAATAAACTCACAAGTCCTACCGTTGCCACCAATGACCTTCACCCAGCTTGAGGAAATGGTTGCTGGAGTTGTTGGTGATATAATCCAGCCAGACCAAGGGTCAAAAAACATTGAGGTATCTAACCTGCAACCCTCGGCGAAGCCCGTAGAGGTTGACGTTATTGATACAATTTCAGCGGAACTAACCAAGATATCACAGTCCCAAGACTTCAGTGTTTCGCTTCAAGATACTCAAGTTGCTACACCTCCAGTAGTGCCCCAGCAAACACCACAAGCCCAAGGAGGCCAAGGTGCAGGAGAACAGAAGGATCCCAAGCAAGCAATATCGGACATCGAGTCCATGGTAGCCGACCTGCTATCTAAAATAAGTTCAGCAAGGGATAGTTCATCGTCGGGAGGAGAGGGTCACACAACTAGGAGCTTTGTTGATGAAGTCCTAGGTGGAACTCGAAACCTAGAGGGTGAGAAGCTTGTAGAGGTAGCAAACTTCCTAGGGGAAGATGAGGGGACATCCTTTAAGCAGGAGGAGGATGGCACGTTTACTCAAATACAAGACGGTGAGGTTGTTGCTGAGGGACTAAGTCAGGGTGAGGCGAATGAATGGATATCGGATAAGGAAAGAGGGGAAGCCGCAAAGAGCGAGGACTCCGATGCCTCTCAGACTACAAACCAAACCCCAGATTCCATATCAACTGAGGCAACGATAATCAAGGACACTGATACTTCCACTGCGGAATCTAGGCCATTTAACTTTGATCCAGAGTACCTGATATTGTTGGATTATGGGGATGAAAATAACACAATGAAGGCGTATGATCCATACGAGGAGATTGCGGATTTAGGCACTGGAGATGGTTATTATTTCATTACCTGCGAGATCGCAAACGGAGTAATCACTACATCGGAGTTTGTAAACACACGACCCAGTTACATGAGTGACTTTGCGTCCTCTCCTTATGATTTCTGCGAATTTACGGGAACTGGTGCTAATCGAGTTCAAACAAAGGCACACATACCAGTGTGTTACCCAAAACTTCCATCTAGAACGGGTGAAAATAAACTTTATTTTGTAAATTACTCTGGACTTTTTGCAGCAACAAACATCTGCGAAGATGGTTTTTCATTCATATACCCAATTAGATTCTAAATATGCCAATATCTTTTACAAAGTGCAGTGGTTACCCCTTTAAAGTTGTCAATCTTGACGAAGGTAATATATCAGTTTCGGCTGGAGCGGTTAATAGCGTAGCGTCCGAGATTTGGGAAACAAATTCGAAGCCGACAGAGGTGTGGTTGAAAGTTTCATTGGTTTCTGAGACAGACCAATCTGTGTCTACCTGTGAAGTTCAAGGCACAGAACCAACTGAAAGCGAAACGGTGGGTAAGCTTTTGATCGCAAACATATCGTGGGAGGACAACACCCCTACTATTTCACAATTTGTCCAAAACTCGCTTGGGCATACTGCTTGTGGCAGTTCGCATATTTTCTACGTCAACGGATAATGGGATCTTTATATAAAAGGGGGGACGCAATTTGGGGATTAGCGAACGCATGTGTTCCATCTACAACTATGTTGCGCGAAACCTGCGAAGATCAGTCTGATCCATATAAAAATATCGTAGGTAGCTATAAAAAGTGGAGCCATAAAACCACCCGCTTCAGGTCGGGCGATCTGACTATAGGCGGCCCAAACGGAGCTTTGATGAAAGACTTAGACCAATACTTCGGCGTCTTTTTTAGGGGCGGCGATTTAGGGGATTTAATGGATACCTTTGATGGCACTGTCTCCTCTGGCTCTGTTACTCATAAATGCACGAGCTATCCACAAGTCTGTGTGTTGGGAGCTATAGTTACTAGCAGTCATTATTATACTGGCTTTACCGAAGTAGGGGATACGACAAAAAAGGTATATAAAACAATGAGCATATCTGGGGCAACTCCTTGGTCGGCTTACAGCACAAGTGGTGATCTTGTTTATATTGAGAGTAGATCTGAATTCCAAGGCTCGGCGACTTACAGCTTCAACAGCACATCAAATGCATGGGAAATCACATCGGAAAGCAGGGAACGAAGAACCGTCTATCGGGAGGGACCCGATTATAACGGTGGAGGCGTTCCCTCTGATAGCGAGTGGTCTGCGTTTACCGCTTGGACGCAAAAAGACACCTACAATGAAGACTACGTGGCTTTGTCTTCCGCTTTCACGTCTATGGATTACGAGAAGTATGCGGTAGAAGTCGTGAATGAAGAATACGATGACGAGAACAACAACACAGGGTTGTTCCAGATGAGTAACGGAACCATTCGGCCAAGAAATGTCGGTAGTGACACCATAATAATCCGCGAACAAACAAACCTCCCTAATGACTCACTTCCGCAATACGATTCAGTTGCTAGACTATCTATTCGAGTTGCGGTTGTAGGAGTTCCGACAGGGACGTATAAAGTCGAACTATATGGCGCTCACAGGACTTATTCGTATGACTATCAAACGCGTGATGCTACGAAGGGCAAATTTGAAAAAATCAAATACGCTGACTTGTCAGTGACGGTGGAAAGCGACTCGTCGATGGCTTGGTCTGATCGCTACGAAGTCACACTTCAAGGCGGATACGAGTATCGCTTAAAATATTTTAGTGATGCTGAATTTGTTGAAGACGAGTGGGATTTCTTTATTTGCCCCGATAACCCAAATTACAACACATTATATCGATATGGTGGAATGAAATTTCAGCCTGTATAGCACGGACTCGCCACCGAGACCTGCCCGCTCAAAAAGTGGCCTGCGACTGCCCAACAAATTATGTAGCACCATGATAATCCGAAACCATAAATCAAAGCCATTGAAATTAACCAAGGAGCAAGTTGCTGGCTTGCAGCAGGATCAACCCAAGCCCATTGGCCTAGGAGATCGTGTAGAGCGCGTTGCACAACCCATAGCTAGGGTTATTGATAGGGTAGCTGGCACTAATATACAGGGGTGCGGAGCCTGTCAGAAACGCAAAGAATATTTAAACAAGAAGTTCCCCAATACTTAAACCCCTTATGGTACAATAACAATATGGCAACCTACACACCACCCAGCGGAAATTACGGAGCAATGGATAGAATCAATAAAGATCTACCCAAGGATCAACAGAAGCTAGCTGATGCTGTCAAAGGTCGAGATAATCGTGGCACGACAGAAAAATTAATGGATGAATTAGTGCCAGACTTTGCTTTGAGTGCTATGGGTGGTAGAACTTTAATGGAACTAGCTCCAAATAGCCCAAAATTAACTAAAATTGGTAAATATGCTGGAGGTGGTTCTTATGCTCCGCATTTGATGTCCTTTGGTCTTGGCTACGAAGTAGGAGAACAACTGGACAAACGCTATGATTATAGCGGAAAAATAGCTAATACCCTTGGGCCAATGTATGCACGCCTCAAAGGAGTAGACACCAATACGGGTGCAATCAGCCCAGAGGAAAGGGCTGCAATTGCAAGCGGAAGAAACCCAGCACTAGAGCAAAAGGGAAATATCGTTGAGCAACCAATGACTCCAGCGGAGCTTCAAGCAATCCGAGAGGGAAAGAATCCACTGAAGCCCATTTACGACACAAATTCTTTAGCATCGCCCGCCACTGTTCCCTCGTTAAGCACTGTAGCTATCCCCAATGTGATTGGCTATGAAGAAATGGCAGGGAAGTCCCAACAAGAAAGAGAAGCAATTGCTTCTAAGGATCTAGGTGCAACGTTTGAAGGAATGTATAAGACCAAGGATGGTCAGATGATGGGGCAACTTGCAGCACCAAACGCTCAGTCCAGCGGGATGAATCAAATTATGTCACCCCAAGAGGTAGCTGCATTTGAAAATAACCAAGTGCTAAATGAGCAGCCAAGGGTATCTGGAACGCCAGAGGAGGGACTAAGGGAATTTACTGATGCCCGTGGTAATGTAGCATACGGAAATGAATCAGCAATCAAGCAGTTCTCCGCACCAGCTACACCAGCTACACTAGCTACACCAGCTGCACCTCGAATGACTGCTGGTCAACAGGCACAAGCTAACTTTGAAAGAGCAAGAGATAGTGGCAAGGAGTTTACCCCAGAGCAAGTTGTCCAAGCACAGGAATTAGCCGCGAGTGCGGGTCGTACTTTTGACGAGGACACTGGGTATTCTAAGGACTTTGATCCAGTAATACAGGAAGCTTATCTTGGGAGGCAAAGGGAACTCAAGCCCACCGAAGCCCCAGAAGCAACTAATAGAATCCAGCCCACAGAGGGCACTCAGCCCCAATCGGATTACGAAAAGCAAGTCCAAGAGGACGAGAAGGGAATCGTAGATCGAGCTAGGGAGCAAGGAAGGAGCCAAGAATACATTGATAAAATGCTTGAAGCCGTGCGTGAAAGAAGGAATGATGCCGAGGAAGAGCAATCCTACGAGGATCTTAAACGCCAGTTGGAAATTAAGAAACTAAACAAGGAACTGAGCGAAGAGGAGGAGCAGGTGGATATCGGCAAGGTTAACTCTACATATAAAATGATGAAGGATCAGGGAGTTAATGTTGATCCCAACACTGGAGCAATCACAGTTACTGAAAAGGGAATCATAAGAAGCAGCGAAAAGCCCCTAGCTGCAAATTCAGCACTATTCCAGCAATTATCACTTACTCGTGAAGGTCGATATATCCTAAACACTAGGCCCCCAGAAATCAGCAAGGTTGAGAATCCATCAACGGATCTAGCATATCCAGCTAATGATGGAAGAATTTTCCGATGGGATGGATCCAAGTGGTCTGTAGTTACGGAACTATAATTATCGTAAACAAATTTAAATTATGTCAGAGGATGTTGCTAAGGGAATTAGTCTAGATGAAGCTCGCACCCTAATGAATGGGGGCGACTCCGTCCAAGCGGCAGCGGGAATATCAATGGAGGAGGCAAAGTCCCTCATGAATAATGCTCAAGAGGATCAACCATCCTTCACTGACTACTTGCGTTCAGTGCCAGCTACGGCAGTGGATATTATTGCTGGATCCGTTGAGGGTCTTACTTCCGCAATAGGTCAGTTCACTGGGGACTACGAGCTAGCTAGAAACATCGGAGAGATCCGCACGGACATCAATGATGTAATTATGGGGGATGCCCCAGAGTCCATCAAGGGGGACTTCGCATATAAGCTATCGTCTGGATTGGGCAGCACTATCCCCTACTTGGGTGCAGCACTGGTAGCCAAGCGACCAGATATGCTATCCAAGGTGGCTGCTAGTGGGTTCTTCCTGTCCTCTGCTGGTCAGCAGGTGCGTGATGACTACCTAGCTACAAAGGGAATAACATCTGAAACAGCAACAGATGAGCAAATGGCTGAGAGTGTTCGGGCGGGTGCTGTCGGTGCAGTCCCCATTGCACTAGCTGAAAGGCTTGGTGCTGGAGCTATCCTAAAGCCATTTACAAAGGGAGCTATACCCGCAGGCAAGGTTATGGAACGCATTAGTCAGTATGCTGTGGCGGGTGCAGGTGAAGCAGCTACGGAAGTAATGCAGTCTGGAATCATTAACAGCATAGCTAGCTACGTAAGTAAGTATGATGAGGATCGTCCAATAACTAGGGGCATGGCTGAGTCCGCACTAATTGGTTTCCTAGTGGGGGGCGGTGTAAACGCTGGTGTTGATACGGTGCAGCGTGCATTGACTCAATCGGATCGCATGCGTGCGGGTGTCCAAGATGGTAGCCTTAATGCAAATGATGTCATTGATCCCGATGTGGGTTCACAGATGGCAGCCATTGCCATGGAGAACGACTCTGTTCCAGAAGTTGATAGCGATCAACAGGCGAGACTAACAGATAAGAACAGTTTATCTAATTTTGTATCCAAGACATTAACACCCATCAGCCGTCGCTTGGGTCGTGCTGGTAAGGAAGTTGTACGTGAGTTCCGTAAGTTTGAAATGGATACTGGCATGAAGATCAATGAATACAAGGAGGCGGTAAGCCCCTTCAGTCAGAGAATGCTGGATCTGAAGAAGAGCAGCCCAGAGGACTACAAGATACTCTCACGGGCACTAGCTAATGCAAATGAGCTAGCAGAATCCCTACCTAACAGTGTTCAGCAGGACTTAGAAAAGAAAGCACAGATACAGCCAGAGATAATCAGATCCTCAAGTGAACAGTTACTGGACATTGCAAATCCAGACGCACAGATAATTAACCAGCAGATTGATCAAGCTAGGCAGGCATTAGAAGCATCTGGATTAAAGACTAAAATTCACATTATTGAGTCTGGTAACTCTTACTACGATCCGTCTTCCAACACCATAGCAATTAGTGCGGAGCAGGCCGACGGAACAACTGTTGCACACGAATACTTCCACGCCGCTCTTGGTCAAGCTGTAAAGACCGATTTAGAATTGCAGGGCATGACTCGCAATATGTTCGACAGTGTTATCCGTGCCTCAGTGGATGGGTCATCACTTAACGAACAACTAAAGGGATTTGTTTCCCAGTATGATGAGAACATCCAGAACGAAGAGTTCCTAGCCCAGACCGTTGGCGAGCTAGCTAGGCAATACAAGACTCTGGACGTAAACACTAGGACACGGGTTAAGTTGTGGATTAACCAAGTCATGCAGAAGTTAGGGATCAGTGGTGTATTCAAGGAGGCTGAGACGGATGTCGAGGTTATCGAGCAGCTAAATGCATTCGCTAGATTCGCTGGGGACTCGGAGGCACTTACGGAGAAACTTAATCCATCATTCGTGCAAGAAATGCTAGACCCCAAGGGCGAGCAAGCAATTTTAAGTGAACCAGTTCAGGCTTCAAAGCTACAGCTAGCTAACTTTCAGGACTTACCTAAACTAAAATTTACATCCAAGCCCAGCAAGTATTCTAGGATAGCTAACGGAAACCAAATAAACTTTGCTGAATTTATATCTAAATTAAAGTCAGAGAACGCAAGGGTTTCTTTTTGGGCAGCCGATCAGTTTGGCAGCGGAACATACACCGATGAAGTAAGCGGTAAGAAATACGACCTAGATGGAGGAATCAGTTTTCCGTTAGATAAAAAAGGGAAGCGTAAGGATTATGTTTGGGCTTCTACTGCGGATTCATCTATCAAAAAAATGCTAGCTGAGTCTGATTACGTATTTTTAGTGTCTGGTAAGCCAGACTCTCAAATGCTTTTTAATAAACAAACTCACCAGATTGTAATAGATCGAGCAAAGAAAAAGTATGGAAGCCTTGATAATGCTCTTGATAGTATATTGAAAATTGCCGAGAGGGATGGCAGGGATAACGATCAGTTGAATGCCATGCGGAATATACGCAAGTTTGGTGCAGATAAGTATTTTAAAGATAAATCCAATACTGATGTGGGTAAATTCCTAAAGGCACTGAAAGGCCAATACGATTTAAAGGTCGATTCAGAATACAGGGAAGCAATAAGATCCATAATGCCAGACACAAACAACCTTAGGGATGGTTTCCTTAAGGATAATGACTTTAACTTTCTTGATGTAATGGGAGTGATTAAGCCCAGTGGTGAAGTTGATGACAACTCTTCTGGTCACGGAACATATAGGGACGGCGTTCGCGGTGAGTTCATTGGAGTTCCAGATGTAAAGGTTCCTGTCCATGATCTATTCACGGATGATGCAAAGGTGTTGTTCAAGGATGAGATGGTAAAAAATTCAATTGCGGCAAAGGTTGCTAGATATACCAAGAAAACAAAGGGGATCCCTAGTGATGTAGAAGTCTCTGGGTTTATGGCAGAATCAGAAAAATATGCGTCTTCATTTATGAATATGCCATCCAAATATCATGGTGTTTACTCTGGTGGATCAACTGGGTTTAAATCAAGAAACGCAGAAACATTTATTAATCCGTTCCCAGAGGGCGATCCAGTTACCGCAGAACAAATGACTGAGGGTGCAGGTGCTATTCGTCGCCAAAAGGAACGCAGGGAACGCACAGCAACCGAGGAGGAGATCATTCGTGGTCTGTCCGATGATGGTATGCGTCTTCTAGAAAAGCATGGGATGGTAGATGACTATCGCTCTGTGCGTGAAACCCTTGACAAAATCAAGGAGGAATACAAGGCACTTGGTCTAGATGCTAACTTTATCGACAACTACTTCCCTCGCTTGGTTCAAGACCTAAAGGGACTAAAGGAATCCTACGGACAGGAAACTGGGATTGTTGACCAAGAGATTCGTCGCTACGAAAAAATGACTGGTCAAACACTCTCGGACTCCGAGCGTCAGATCATGTATGAGAAGCTAGCTAGATCAAGAATGCATCGTGGTGGAGCTTCCTCTCCTAGTAATATGAAGGAGCGTAGGACTGAGCTACTGCAAGAACCCCAGATGCAATACTACGCTGATCCCGAAGTAGCTCTAGATAACTACATTGAGAAAATGGTTAACGCCATTGAGACCAAGAAGCTAATCGGTGATGCTGCGTCTGGAAAGACCGAGGGTTCTGATCCAGTAGCTGGAAGGCTAGGGGAAGTGATGAAGAAGATGGCCGATGAGGGTCGCTTGCGTGACGATCAAATTGAAGTTATACAGGGTGCTGTGGCAGCTAGATTTGGTCAACACGGCAGTCAGTATGGCTTTGTCAAGGGAGCTAAGAACATGGGCTACCTAGCTACAATGGGTAACGTGGGGTCAACCCTTACTCAGTTGGGTGACTTCTACTTCACTATGGTTCAGAATGGACTGATCCCCACCGTCGAGGCAGTGATGGGCAAGAAGAACATAACAGTGGAAGACTTGGGTATAGCTAAGGATTTAGTTGAAATCGACAGCAAGCAGGGGGCTGGAATGTTTTCCAATAGCGTTAAAAGTGTGTTTAAATGGACGGGGCTAACAGCCTTTGATAGGTTGGCTAAGAATACGAACATTAATGCGGCACACAATGTCCTGACCAAGGGTGCTAAGGCCAGCCAGACTAGCAACAAGTATAAAAAAACCCTAGCTAGGCTCAAGAGAACTCAGGGCAATGATGCATACAAGACGATAGCAGACCTACAGAATGGAGTTAAGAGCGACCTAGTTATTGAGGCTCTATACAATGAGCTAGCTGACGTAGCTCCAATATCCCTTACTGAAATGCCAGAGGTATACGCTGGAAACCCGAACCTTAGGATTATGTATAGCTTAAAATCCTATACCATTAAGCAATTTAACTTTGTCCGTGAGCGTGTGTTCTCTAAGCTAATGCAGGGAATAGCTACCAAGAACCCCCAGATGATTGGAGAAGCATCCGTGGATACAATGAAGATCCTAGCATTTTCTACCCTAGCAAACGGATCCGCGGATGTGCTGAAAGCAATTGTGTTTAATCGCGAAATAGATGAGGACGATTTCTTCTGGGACACATTCCTGCGAATCTTCGGCATAACTAAATACACTACAGTTCAAGCCAGAAAAGAAGGTTTAGGGATGGCTGTGTTGAAGATGGTAGCTCCACCGCAATTCGGAATGCTGGACGATATCGCAAAGGACGTATCGGGGGCCAGAAGCCTAGAGGAAATGAGAACAGCAAAGTTTGTTCCTTTTGTAGGAAAGCTGTACTACTGGCGAGAGGGCAGGGGCGAGGATGTTGAAGAAAAACTCTCTAGGCTCAACAGATAAAGCAACTTAAATCATCTTTACTGGGGGCACAGTTTGCGGCACTCTTGCTGATCAAGATATGCGGTATCTTATACAAGTCATCGGGGTGAATCTTGGACAGCAGGTCATCCCTTCCGTATTTTTTTCTGGAATACATCTTATACATGCAATCCTTGGGCGAGCTAACATGGGTGCTTTTATCCACCAAGCTATCTACTAATTGTATTAAATCCTCCTTGCGAACTAGCTGAAACTCTTTTTCTCGCTCAAAAGCAAAGTGCGTGGCTTTCCCATACAGCCACCCACTCCCTCCAGATATTCCCCTGAACTCAATCCATAGGGTCTCTGGGTCTTTTATGGACTTAACGTCAACGTCCATTGATAGTCTGCAACGGAAGTCTATGTGATCAAACTGACCATTTTGCACTCCAGTTAGCTCAATATTTGATCCAAAGAAACCATCAATTGATTTCTTGAAGTCGCACTCGGCTGCGGCACCCTTCTCACTGGCCCTGCCAGTTCTGTCTAGCTCGTTTCTATATGATTTCATATTAATGGGCCTCCCCACCTAACATAGCGCTAAGTGGGGAGGTTTTTTTTATCGGGATTAATAGAGGTGGAAACAATGACAAAACCACCCGCTGGGGATTGCTCCATCAGCTTACCGACAAATTATTTATTCCTAGATCTGTTTGTTTTCTTTGATTGAACACGTAGATTTTTACGAGAGGTATTGCGAGGGTTGCGATCCTTATGGTCGATGTCCTTGCCTTTTAGCTTGGATTTCCCGACTGCTTTGACCATCTTGCGTCTTGATTTCTTTCGGGCATCGTTACGCTTTCGCTGTTCTGGCTTGCTCTGGTAATTATCGTATTCTTTTCTGTAGTTCCTAGGCATTATTAGATTTTAACACAGGGTGATTAAATCACTCTTTGGATTCTTGGTTAACTAGAATTCGCTCCTGTAGCCTAGCTATCTTATTTTTCATCTTCTCGATGTCAAGATTAAGAGTCTCGTTCTGTTTGGACAGTGCATCGCATGCCTTTGTCATGGCGTTTAAGCCCCTAACTAGCACGTTTTCTGTGTCTGGTGCAAACATTACTACTTCATTGGTTTTTTTACTACTCATAGTGGGTTTATTGTTTCCTTGTTTATTGCCCCGATGGCTTGTTTTAGTTGGTTGTTCTCCTCTTGGAGTCTAAGGTTTTCGTTCTTAATGTAGATGAAATCCTCTTTTATTTGATGCAATACTTTAATTAATGTCAAATCTTTTCTATCTTCGCTTGGTTCTTTCATAATGTTTATGTATTCAGTAAATGTAAGCGTATGGCTTCAACGTGTCGCTTGTGCCATCATTTCGTCAATGGATTCTCTGTCACAGTCACAATACAGTAGGGCTGTGTCTGGTTCATAGATCTCACAGTTGTTATCAATCAGCCAGTCGAGCCGTTCCTTGTCCTTGCGGAAAGCCCGCTTGCCGTCCTGATACCCT